CGGATATTAGGACGGGCACGGGCATAAAGAACTCCTTTATGCAAATTGTCCAAAGTGGTAAAGGGTGCTACGATGCGCGAATGGAACTCGGAAAAATTCTAGGAATTGTTTTAGTTGTGGGAATCATTGGCCCTGCTTTTTGGCTGGGCGTTCAGGTTCTTGAAAACAAGTTCTGGTTATTCATTCGCAAACGCCGAGACGCCAAGCAAGCCAGCAGGCCGAATAGCTGATTGCTGTAATAACTTCTTGAGTTTCGGGCTATCTGCCAACAAACCCTTGTTTGCGGCCTCCATGAGTTGTGCGGCCTTCTGAGGGTTCAACATAGCATCTGCGATCACCTTTTGTGCCTGTGCATCGGTGTCCCTGTAAACCCACTTCGTCGCCCTTGATACACCGGGCAATTCAAGCAAACCGCCTACCAGACGAGGCATGCCAGATTGCTCTGCAATGTTTTGCATGGCAAGTTTTTGGAATGTGTCAGAGCCAACGCCGCGCCCCAAGTTCTCAGCATTTGATTTCCTAGCCAAGTCTTGAGCTATACCATTTAGAGTTTGCATCTGGTTTGGTGACATGACGGAGGCCAGCTTTGCGCCTTTAAACCCCGTTGCATCAGCAGCTAGCTTGTCGCCATTTCTTAACGAGTTGGCAAACTGGGCTTTTGATTCTTGACCTAATGCGCCAAAATCGGAGAGCGCTGGCTTGAGCTTGTCATACAGCGACTGCCCGACCTGCATTTGATTGATTGGCTTTGAAAGCTCTGCAAATTTCGCGCTGGCTTGGCCGTAGGCGGGTATGCCTGAATCAACCACAGACAGGAAATCATCTTTAGCGCCAATCATCAAACGCTTTTCTGTTTTACCTAAAGCGCCCTCACCAGTTTTGCCTAGCGTGTCATCAAGGGCTAGTTTGATGTAATGCAATGCCTTGCCAGAATAGGATGATTCTTGCGCTGGGATAGTCTTTGTAAAAGCCGCGCCCATGCCATCAAGCAATCCAGTAGGGACGATCTGCGCAGGAATATCTACACCAGCCTTTAGAGGCTCACGGGCTAAAGAAGCAAGGGATTGCGCTTTTGACATAACCCCAGGCGGCAAACTATCAAGAATTGAGCTTAATTCAGGCGTGTTTTTCATGGCTTGCTTTTTTGCCATGTCGTATAAAGGTTTTGCCGCCGTGTCCCGCGTAGATTTTGCCGCCGCCAGTGCGACACCATCACCAGCGATGCCGCGCAAAGCGTTAAGCCTAGCCGAAGACTGTTCCATTAATCGGGCGGTGAACTCGCTAGGGTTGGCTTGCGCCGCGCTTCTTTGCATCGCTGCAATGCCGCCGTTTTCTGCCACCTCTGCCGCAGTTGGCATAGACCCCTTAACCAACGGTGACGCGCTCTTTAGTTTATTTAAAACATCGGCTGATTCACCACCAGCAACGCGGTTTAGAGTACGGCCAACAATCGTATCTCTGCCGCCTGAGTACAACGGCTCTGCAAATGTTTTAACAGACTTTACGCCAGCGCCAAGCAAAGGCAACGCGGCCCCAGCAGCGCCAGCAATCGCGCCTTTTTGCATTCTGTCACCAGCACTGCCGTATTCAAGCGCTGCGGGAATCGCGCCAGCCGCTGCCATCCTCCCGGCGTTGCCGATAAACGTAGCTGCGCCACCACCGGGCAACACCATTGAAGGCACAGCCTCACCAATGCCTGTGGCAAATGGCCTTGCTTCTTGCAAAGGCTTGTAAACCCGGTCATCTTCTTTTGCCGAATCAGCCAATGCAGTAAGTGCCTTTTCATCACCTCTTGCGCCGTAGTAAAGCTGCTGCATGCCCTTGCCAATTCGATCAAAGGTACGGCCTGCACCAATCAGCATTGATTGACCAACACCAGGATCTTCAAAAGCTGGCTTTTGTGGTTCAGCAGTGGCTTTGGGGGTTGATTGACTTTTAAGCGCAATGATGGCGTTTGCCAGCATCTTTGCATCGTCTGTCGCGCCAGCCTTGTCTGCGGCAATCAGCGCGTTTTGTAGTTGGTCAAGTGTTGCCATAATTAACGACCACCGTATTTTTTAACCAGATCATCAACGCCGCCGGAACTTTGAATATCCTGAAACCCGCCTAAACCGCTGTTTTTACGAGCATGGGTGTCTGCTCTCTGATAAAGCTCAATAGATGATTGCGCCTTCTCACGCATGAACTGAGTCATCTGCTTGCGCGCCTCTGCGTTGGTAGATAACTGAGGGACGGTTTTCTGAATAAATGCAAGGTCAGCATTTGAAGGGTTCGTACCTAGTTGCTTGATTTGGGCAAGAATCAGATTATTCGCTTCCGCTGTGTATAACTCCGAACCAATCTGCCCTTTTGGAGTCGCGCCAGTTAGCCCGTTGATGTAGCTGCCCACGGTCATTTTTAGGTTTGCCGCGCCACCTGAGTACGCACCATTAGCCGCCGCATCGTCCAACTTTTTAGCAGTCAAGATGGTGTTTTTTGCAGCCAGCGCACCATTGCGCCACTCGTCAAGCTGCTTTGCATCTAATTTGCCAAGTTCAGTTTCAAACGCTTTCGGCCCTGCATTGATAAGCTGGTTTGTCGTTCTGGATGCGCCTGCTGCCGCTTTTCCCATTTCGTAGTTTTGAAACGGTATATTAGGCACAGCGCCACCAGCAGTCATCATCATCGGCTTGTTGGGGTCTGCCAAGAATGCCCCCGGCTTGATGGCGTAAGGGTCAAATACTGCGCCACCCGAAGACACTTCCATTTTTGAGCGCGGCACAAGGTCACCAAACGAGCGTGATTGTGCAAACTTGGCAACGGATTCAGGCGTGTAGTCTTTCGCGTCAACCTTACCAAACATAGAATCTTTAGCCATTGATTGCGCGAATGCAGCGCCTTTTGCCGGGTCAATGCCCATGAGCGCATTGCTGTAACCTGCTGCGTCAAATTTTGGCGGTTGTGCAGGTTTGGCGGCAATAGCTGGCATGCCGGGTATTTGCAGGTTTGGTGGAAGTGCCGATTCAACCGCATCAGTAGCAGAACGTGCTTCAACTCCCGGTTGTCCAGGCTGCATGAATTGGGCTGCTAGCGCCGTCATAGCATCTTCTTTTTGCCAGTCTTTTTGCATGCGCGTCTGCTGCATAGCTTTAAACGCACGATCTGCCGCTTGGCTTTGCTGCTCTTGCGCCCCCGCATACCCACTCAAACCCGCCAAACCCGCACGGCCTAAGCTGTTAATCGGCTGACCCCTGCGTGCGCCTGCCAAGCCGCCAAACGCAGCTGATAGCAAGCCCTGGCCCTCTGGTGTTTTGATGAAGTCGCTAAATCCGTCAAGTAATCCGTTCATGCTAGACCTCCAAGTAGTGTCATGCGACGCTTGCGTCGTTCTGCATCGGCTTGCATGGTTTGTTGTTGCTCTTGCGTGCCTTGCTGGGCAAGCTGGCTCAAAATTTGGCTACCACCGGAATATTGCGGGGCTGTAGATTGCGCTTGTTGATGCGGCTGTTGTGGGCTGGACAGTAGACCTTTGACTTGCATAGCCGCGCCAGCAGCATCGCCGTAAGGTTTGACAGCGCTGGCAAAGTTCTTGGCATTGCCAAAAGCATTAGCAAATGTTCCATTACCCACTGCGCCTGAAGAGCCGCCAGCACCTGTTAGGCCATTGCCCATGATTGAGCCTTCAACGCCGCCTGTGGCTGTGTACGCTGCGATAGGGTCAGCCAGCAAACCGCCAGCCGCTTCTGCACCCAGCACCGTAGGCGCTGCTGCCGCCACACCCTCAGTTGCCAACAAGCCACCTGCAGCCGTAGCACCTGCAGCCGTAGCACCAGCACCCGCTGCACCAGCCGCACCCGCTACAGCCGGAGCAGCCAAACCGCCCGTTGCCACGATTGCCGTGCCTGCCAGCGCAGCCATCAGTACCGGGTCTTTAAGGATGTCGCCAAAAAAACTCATTTTCCACCCCCGCCTGATTGCGTGGTGCTGGTGCTGCCCAAGTTACTTCCAAACACCCCCGACATGGCCTGCAATTGTTTGTACGGCAGGTTGTTAGCGTCTTGGAATTGGCCGTAATTGAAATCACGGTTTTGCTGGTTTTGGTCTTGCTGCATTTGGCCGACTTTCATCAATTGGCCTGCGTCTTGGTAGGCTTGATTACCGTACTGTGGAGCCATGCCCAAGGCTTGCATCTGGTTTGCCCGGTCGCCAGCGTAAGCGCCGCCGTACATATCGGTGGCAATCTTGCCCATCTGCTGTGCGCCCTGCTCTGCAATGCCAGAGTTACCAAACGAGCCGCTACGGGCTTGCAATGCGCCCATATTGCCCATGACGCTGCCTTGTGCCTTGGCCACCATTGAATCAAGGTATGGGTTTGTGTTGCCGCCGCGCAAAGTCTGTTGCATAGTTTGGTTGGCCTGGTTCATGGTCGGGTCGCCGTACAGCGCCCGGTTTTGCGTCATGCCAATGCCAAGGTTTTGCGTCGCGTTCAAGTCCTCATAGCGCTGCCCACCGTAAGGCTGATAGGCTTGGTTGCCTAAGTTGATGGCCTTGTTGGTGTAGGCGCTCGCTAGCGGTTTAAGCTCATCAGGGATACTTTGTACCGTGGTGGACGAGCCACCACCGCCCGAACCGCCACCACCATAAATGCGGCCACCGGGTTTAGCGCGTGTGGCACTTTCACCCAGAGGTTCGCCCATTGCGTACAGTTGTTGTCTTGAAATCATGCGCTAACCTCCAATATCTCGTAAACAGGTGCAAAACCGCACTTCATGCGATACAAACGTGCTTGAGCGGCTTTTGCGGCGCAGCGCACTTTGGAGCAGCCCAAGTCCCTTGCGAGTTGTTTGATTGCTTCAAAAAAATCATCAAAACCGCCGTTGTGGGCGACTAGATCGGTGATGAACAACACCCGCACATTAGGCAGTTGATCGACGCGAACCACACCCCAGCCGACCGTCTTGTCCTCTATTGTCATTTCTAGTAAAGAGCGTTCGCCACGTGACAATATCATCTTGAGCTGGTCACCCGTGATTTCGCCGCCCGAGGTGTCACACGCTTCATACAGGCATGACGCGCCGCGTGCGTAGGCCAGGTCAATAAAATTAGCAGGGACGCGAATGAGCTTCATCAGTTACCCGTCAAAACGCGAGCCTGCACAAACGTCCCCGGTGTGCCGCTGGCTACACAAATAAAGCCTGTCACGACATATTTGCTAGCCGATGCGCCCAGTTCGGTGGGTGTTTTGTTTTTGATGAAATCGCCTTGCAAGTAAGTTCCGGAGGTGGGCGCAGCCGTCAAAGCGTTGTACGTCCCCACAATAGACCCTTCAGACAGCGCATTAACCTGTGAGGCTACCTGCCTGTACCAAAGGTCGGTGTCCGCGTCCACGGGGTTTCTAGGCGTTTTGTTTAGCTTGCTCATACGTCGCCTTCGACCTGGCGCTTGAAGTTAACACCTAGCACCCGGTGGTCACCCGTGAATGAAAACGCAGCACTATGCCAGCGTGCAGAATTAGTTACATCAAACTTACCATCATTCATTGTGGAGGTGGACGCGGTAACGGGCGACGCGCCTAATTCCATTCGCGTGTAGGTTTGTACCGTGGCGGCTGTCGGTTTGTAGCCGGGGGCAAAGCGCAGCCGAATGGCCGACAAAAAAGACACCGCATCGTCATCACCAACATCCCCAGTAGTCATGCTGGAGGTGGTGCATGGCCCGGTCAGGCTTTGCAGTTGGTTAGAAGTGTTGAACGCGGCCAATGAGCGCCCGCCGACCAGCCAGAATTGCGAATCAAAGGAGTAGGAGGCCAGTCCGTCAATCGTGGATGAAAACGCACTTATACCGTCAATCGTCACGCCTGCGCTAACAAAGTTTAAAGTGGCTTGAACGGTAATGTCAACCGCGCCCCACAACTTAGATTTCATGTGGTAAACCAGCGCCTTGTCCGGCACGCTGGCCGAGGTAGAGCAGTAAAACACCCACACCACATTGTTTTGTCTATCGCAAACGACCTGTGTTTTGTAGCGATTGTTAGGGCTGGAATTGTTGTAAAACCAATTACGCAGCAGCTCGTCGCCTACAGGAATGGGGCGTGATCCGTCAAACAACCAAAAGTTATCTTGGCCGACGATGAAGTGAGCGCCACCAATGTCGGCAAAAGCGTTTTGACCAACACAGCCCGCATCACCCCCGGAGACTTGCACCCAATCCCAGATTGTGGGCGCGCCTACGAATTGGCCGACGAAGATGGCTTTTTCTTTGTAGGCAATAGCGTATTCACCCAACCTGCCGCCTGCGGTAAATGAGCCGGGTTGTGACACGATGCGGCCTGATGCGGCCAGCGTAATCAGTGAGGGTGACCAGCTTGTTTCGTCGTAAGTGGCGCAGCAGTGCCAGCCATCTGGCTTGGCCGTGCCGTCATTGGTGTTCAGCGCCATGATCTGAGTGCCGACTGAAAAGATAATCTTAGCCTTGGGCGCGCCAGCAATCGCGGTGAAGCCAGCGCCGGTGCTGCGCTGTATCGTGTCGGTGTAGTTTGATGCAAGGGTGGCGTTACCAAACTGCGCCAATGACCAACGGGTATCTGTGCCTCCCGTATAGGTCAGACCAGAATCAACCCAAGCGCCTGCGATTAGTTCGTACAGATTAGTGGCTGTGCCTGCAATGATGCGGCGTGTGTCGTCTAGCTTGGTGACCACCGCCGCGCCTATACATGCCGCCGACAGTGCAGGTACGCCCGAAGGTGTCGCGCCGCGTGGAGCGCCTTTTAAGCCCTGCTCCCAAGGAATCATGTTAGTGAGAGCCGTGAGGATGCCAGGTGTTGCCGGGTCGGCATCGGGGGCAAAACCGAGCAGCTTATCCACGGCGCACCTTGATCTGCATGCCGCCGATGTAAGGCTGGCCACGCCGCTCTGAGAAGCGTTTGACGGAATCAAGTGACAGCGCAATATTGCCCGTCAGTCGGTCAGCCTCTGCGCCGTTACGTAAGTATTTAGCGCCTTGCAAGCAAGCTGAATCTAAATAAATTTCTGGTGCATTGGTCAGTAACCAATTGGTCGGCACTGACGCGGATAAATTGGCAATCACTGGGATGTAGTACAGCGTATAGGCTTGGCCATCAGCCGCAGCCCAGATGCGCAGTTTATTGTTTTCCAGCGCGTAACCGGCTGGGCTGGTGCTGGTGGCAATCGGCGTGTTGGGCTTGGCCACATAATCCAGCGAACGAATCGCCCCGGCGTAACTGATGGCCAGCCGTGCCACCGAGCCAAAGTCAGACGGCAGCGTGGCATAACCGCCGCTGGTCGTGCCAGTCACCGAGATTTGCAGCTCCTTGATGTGCAATTCACGGAACAGATACGCCTCGGCCAATTCAATGAACGTGGGGATTTGCGTCGTTAGGTCGGTGCGGTGCAGGTAGTTGGCGACTTGCGCCTGAAGCGTCGTGTAATTCATTTGAGAAATTTGTCAAACGTGACGAGCTTGGGGTGGTCTCGCAGCCAGCACAATATCTGAAACTTGCGCTCTTCGGCACTTTGGTAGGTGTCGTTGATGCGGGTTAGTTCGGCCATTGGGATAAAGCCGACATGCGTGTGGCCATCGCCCCATCTGTCACCTGCCGTTACGGTGCGCCGAATGTGCGCCTCATCCAACAAGGGTTCGGCATCGTAGGTCAGCTTGCTAACTGCTTGGTCGCCTTCCAGAATGATCTGGCGGCGTATGCCGTAGGCGTTGACCCCCTCGTCAATCGTCACGCTGGCATTGAGTTCCATTTAAATGTCCTCGACAGGGGAAGCCTGAACCACACCAGGTAAAGTTACTTGCAACGCGGCAAAATGCGTGTTGCCCAGCGTGGCAATAATGGTCGCGTCACCGGGTGAAATCAGCATGTCGCCTGCAGTGGAGGTTTGTGCGCCTGTCCCCATTTTGACGTAGGCATTTTGGGTGGAGGCAAAGCGGACATAACGCGGAACAGCGCCATTTGTGCCGAGCGGGATGGTCGTTCCTGCGGACGCTGCACTGGTTGCAACACTCACGCCCGAGGCGATGATTTGTAAGGCCATTTGGGTTACTCCAAGTTGATAGCCCAAATTGTCCAAAGTGGTAAAGGCTAGATATGCCGCCACGTTTTCCTATATCTGATGCGTTCAATTGCGCTTTTAGATACGTTGTGCAAAATTGATAGCGCCTTAAGCGATAGAGTGGATTCCCGAATGCTCAAAACAATCCCATTGTTGAGTTTGCTTGCTCCGCACTCCTCCCCTCTGACCTTCTTGACAGGAAGGGTTTTTCTGCCTCTAGCAATTGCATCTTTGATGTTTTGGCTTTGAGTGCCAGCCTCAAGGTGGTCAGGGTTAACACATCGCGGGTTGTCGCACTTGTGCATGATGACCATGCCATCAGGAATTGGGCCTTTGTGAAGTTGATACGACAGACGGTGTGAAAGCACTTGTTTTGCCCCAGCGCCGCCAAGGCCAATCATTCCGTAGCCTTTTCCGACTAGCCGACCAAGCCACAACCAGCATGTTTCTGTTTTTTCAATCTGGCGAAAGAATCTTTCATCCAGAGGCGCTTCGCTGCGACGCGCATCCTGAAATAGGCCAGCCCGCTTATCTCTCATGTAATGCAAACTGCATAAACCACGAGAAATAGACGGGCTGGTGCAGCCTTCCACGGAACACAATCTAGACATAAAAACTCCACTTGTTTAAGGTGAAGTAATTGTCTAAATTGGTAAAGGGTTATGGTATGAGATTCGTAATTTTTGCTTGTGCAGTTGGCGCACGTACAGCCAGCGCACAGTCAGCTGTAATCATGATGCGATCACTGTCACCCGTCTTGGCCAGATCAGACGTTTGGAAGCCGTCCAAGAAAGCCAGGTCAAGGTAGTCAGTGTTCAGGACATACGCTGTGTCTGAACCAGACAGCAGGTAATGCGGAACAACCGACAATGCGCCGAAGTCGGACATATAAACGTCTGCACCCGCGACCACTGCGCCCTGCTGGTTCTTGCCTTTGACTTCCAAGCGGTTCTGAGCAATACCGGAAAAAGCGGAGAACAACACCTTGTGCGCAGGCGACACTACCAACATTTCAGCAAACTGGCCGGAAGTTGTGTAGATGTTTTGGCAGGCGGTGTCCAGCAGCGCTTTGGTGAAGGTACGGTTAGTACCTGCCGTGATAGCCGTGGTAGGAGCGCCCGAAGTCCAAGCACCAGTAGCACCAGCGCCGTTATGCAACGGGTTTGATACGCACTGAACACCCAAACCGCCAGATTGACCAGCGACCGAAGTCGTGGCGGCAATGGCAGACTGAGAACCGGACAGCACCATCGCCTCAATGTCGCGCTTCATCTCGAGCATTTTCTTGCCCTTGAGGTACGGCATTTCCATTGCGCGACCAGCTTTTTTCACGATGTTGGCACGACGTGAAACGCCGACTGCACCGTTAAAAATTTGCAGGTGGTTGCCAAGACGCGAGGTAGCGACCTGCGCTTGCAGTGTTGCGTCGTCACCGTCAATCATCTTGTTTGCGGCGTTGGCGCTTTGCAGCGAGTCAGTTTGCCACTCATGGAAGTCGGTCACGGCAGTGACGCGGCCCATTGCGGAGCTGATTGGGGTCTCGCTAGGCGAGGTGTTGAAGATTTTGTCCAGCAAGTCTTCGCGGTTGCCCTTGAGTGAAGCCTTTTGGTACAGGTTGGTTGGGATTGTCATTTGAAATACTCCTAAATTGGGTTACCGCAAAAATGCGGCGAGGTCATTAAGTTTTGCCCGACCTGACTTGAACTTGTTGTCCAGTGCCTGGTCGATGCGCTGTTGAGCGGGTGCTGACTGTCGGGATGGCATGCGCGGGGCGTTTTGCGCCTTCTGCATAACAGCGGGTTTTTGGGCTTTCAAGGCTTGGTAAGCAACAGCGTCTTTGAGGACGCGAACCATGCGATGGTCATAAACCGTTGCCAGTTCTTCATTACTAAAACCGTACTTATCTGTAGCGCCGCCGTAAATCTTGGCCAGCCCAGCCTTGTCAATACCGTCTTTCGACAGCACTTCCCAAGACTCTGAAAACTGCTTTTGCCGCTGTTGCTGCAATCGCGTTTCGTCCTGCGTTTTGGCCTGCTGCTTTTCACCTTCAATCTGTTGACTGAGCTGGTTCAAGTAGTTACCAATTTGCCGCTGGCGCTGGCTTTCTGCCACCCATGCCGATGGGTCGGTGTTGGCTAATTCAGCCATCTCGCCTTCGGTCTTAATGCCAGCCATCTGCACAATTGCCGTCCGCGTCAGTTCGGCTTGTGAGAGGTATTGGCTGCGCATCTCGTCGTGCTTGGTTGTCAGAAACTGCACCGCCTCGTTCTCACGCGCAGCTAACGCCTGAGTCTTCTTCGTGTAGTCCTGTTGGCGCATGTAAGACTTGGCCAGGTCGTCCGTAGTCGCTTCAACTACTTCTTCCTTGCCGTCTTCGCCTTTCACCTTGAAGGTGATCTTATCAACGGGTGCAGGCTCTTCCCCTTCGTCGTCACCTTGCGGCTCGTCGTCGGTGTCGTCCTGTTCGTCGTTTGCAGGCTCGTCCGTATCAGCGTTGTCGCTGGTGGATTCGTCTGCTGTTGTTTGCTCTTCGTCTTGCTCAGTGGATTCCGTTTCGGGAGTGTCCGCAAGAAAAGAAGCGAGGTCGCTCAGTCCACCTGATTCGGGTGCAGATTCTGCTTGTCCGGTCATTGGTCATCCTTGGTCTAACACCCCTCCCTATAGCACTAGGAGGGACATGCGGCGCATCGCTGCGTCGCTAAAAAGCTAAGTGCTTAGCCTGTTTTTCATTGCGTCTGGTAGCCCTTGCAAGCCGCCAGCCACTTCAATTCCGTCAACGTACACTTTTAAAATGTGGCCTTTGCTCTCAGTCACCACTTCACAATCAACGCCCTTATATCTGGCATTAATTTTGTGTTGCATTTCTTCAATCTGTGCAACGCTCAAACCTGACCGACCTGTGCTTATAGTCGGCGTGTACGGCATGCGCATCAGCCTAAAACCTTACGCATGAATTGCTTGGCTTTGGGCTCGTCACGCAGCTTGTCTATATCAATCTTTCGCTGTGAAAACTCACCATTTCTCACAAGTCCCACCAAAATGGCTTCATAGTCTTTGTGGATACGCTCCCACAAAGCGGCAATAACTAGACCTTGTGGGTCACGTACCGACACCTGACTACGCTTCTCGTCAATCGCATCTTTCAGCATTGCAAATGCCGACTTAAAGGCTTCGTTGTCTAGCACCATTTGCGCTTCTTTACCGCGCATCACTTGCTTGTGTTCGTTGTCCATGCTGTAAGTATCTAGATTGGTAAAGGCTCAAACCAGTAGCAGCATCTCAATGTCGTCATCTTCTTGCGCTTGAAGGGCAATAGCCATAATCTGCATGACGCGCTGCCAGTCCTGCTGTGCTATCAATGCAGGCAAGTCAACCGGAATGGCGTAGCGGCTGACCAATTGCGCTAGGTAGTCAATCTGTACCGTGCTTTCAGGCAAGGCCACACCGACCACTTTGTTTCTAAGCCGCTTGCGTGCCAGCCTTGAAGTCTTTTGCGCTTGAGCAATCGCCGCGTCAGCCTTGTCGTCGGCTTCAATGAAGGCATCGGCATCGCTGGCGCTGCTAAAGACATGGAGTTTGTTGTCACGCCGCACGTACCATTTGCGCAGGATAACTTCGTTGGTCGCCGCAGCGCTTGATGAGGCAAGGTCAATTTGCGCCTGAACACCGTCCGCGCCATCCGTGGTGGCTGAGTTAACCACTGTAAATGCAGGTATCGGGCTAACCTCAGCGGCCAGAATGTCCGCGCCGTTCGTCACTGCTGATGACAGACCAACAACAACCGCAAGGACAGCGTTGATAGTGTCTGACCCGTCCGTGGTGGCCGACAACGGCACAACCAGCGGCGAGACTGAACTGGCTAACGTGTCCGCGCCATCGGCAACTGCGCTGCTTGGGCTGACTGTTACGCTAACCGTACCGGCCTGTCCATCCGCACCGTCTAACCCGGAACTGCTTAATGCCGCCACCACACTGGTGCTGGCCGCTGTTGTATCTGCGCCGTTAAGCGATACGCTTGTACCTGCAATTAAGAGGTTGACCTGAGATGCCGCAGCATCCGCGCCGGAAATGACCGCGCTTGACAAACCCACCCCAGGCGACATGGCCGCGCTAAGAATAGGGCTGTCAAAGGTGTACTTGGCCAGTCCGTCAATGGTGGTACTGAAGGCAACAAGGCCATCAATCGTGCCGCCGCCAACAAGGTCAGCGCGGTTGGTGGTTGCGCTTGCAACCGTGGACATTTACGCCCCGAACGCGGTGATCGTCAGGCTGGTAAAGGTACAGGCCTGGCCAGCAGCAATATTGGTGTTGGTCAGCGTCATATCGCCACCGCCGCCCGTAGCGGTGATCGTGCCTTGCGTGACGGCCACGCCTGCGGTGGTGTTAATCCGGTAGTAGCCAGCCGTACCTGCGGCTGCTGCGTTTACGCCAGCGACTGCCGAAGCGGTCAGCACGCCCGACGCGGCTGCACCAAAGGCGGTGGCGTTGCCTGCAAATGACACCAGCAAAGTGCCGCTGGTTGCCGTGTCAACGGTAGCGGGAGCAACGCCGCTAAAAAGCCTAATCTGCGCGTTTATGCCAATAATGGTATTGAGCTGCGACATTTGCGCGGTGCGGGTTGCAACGCTGTATTGGGTGGCCATGTGTTAGTCCTTCAAGTAATGGGTTCAGGCAATACCAGCAGCACGCCCATCCGGGCCGCGAATGATGGTCTTGGGGCGGTTCATGCTGTCCATCGTGGCGCGGATGCCTTCAATCGCGACAGCCAGCGAGTTGTTAATGTCGCCACCCGTGTCAATCGGCTGCGCGTTGCCGATCTTTAATTGTTCAAGGTAAATCTGCGTCTGGGCGGTAAGTTCAGCCTTCCAGCGTTCAAACTCGATGCGCTGCTGCTCAAGCTGTGCGTCCATTTGCGCTTTGTGAACTTCGCGCTCACTGTCGCGCTGGTCGTTGGCCGCTTGCAGTTCCAAGTTGCCTTGTATCTCACGCAACTTGGCATCAGCCTTGATCTGTTCAGTCTCGCGGGTCATTTGAGTCTCGGCCTGAAACTTCTGAATGTCGGCTTGCATCTCGGCCTGGTGCTTTTGCGCGTTGGCCTGAATCTTCATTTGCTCAATTTGCAATGGCAGCGGCATTTCAGGCGGCTTGGGCGGTGCAAGTGACGGGTCTTGTACAAAGTTCTGTACATCCTTGAAGCCTGCGTTCTCGATGATCTTGCTGGCGCTGTGGTACAGGTGCTTGGGCGTGGTCAACCCCACTGCCAAGCCTTCTTTTTGCAACTGCATGATGGCCATGAGCTGCTGCGCTTTAGCCTGCGTGTCGCCCGTTCCCAAGCCAACATTAATCGTCATGTCGTACTGGTCGCGCCACTCGTTCGGGTCGTACTCCACAAACTGGTCGCGCAGACGGAAGGCCAGCTTTTGCATGCCGCCATCGGTCAGCGTTTTAAGGATGCCTTGGAAGATTGGTTTAATCAGCGTCTCGGCAATGATGCGGGCGATCAGTTCAATGCGCTGCATTGACGCGCTCATGTCGATCTGTCGGCCTGTGGCGGTGTTGTTCAGGCTGTCAGGGTTCAAGCCTTGCGACTGGCGTGATACACCCGTGCGGTTTTCCCGCATCGACTGCACATATTCCAGCATGGGCATGGAAGCCCCGGCGCTGAAAGGGATGATTTGCTCACTGATGGCGTTAACGTCACGTTGGCGAATAATGCCCCCGGCACGGCTGTCTAACAGGTCGTCGATGTTGGCCAATGGTGACCAGTTGGCATCCGTCAGGACCTTGGTGCGCGGGTTGTTGGTAAGGTACAGGTTATTCAGCGTCTGGCGCAATAACTCGGTGTGCAGCTTTTGCAGGTCAGTTACCGCATCGGCAATGCTCAAGCCGTCCCAGCGGTGCGTGTTCAGCGTTGGGCTGGAGGTGGCAATCGGAACGTGGCTGGTCACTTCGCACTTCAAAATCTTGTCTTGCAGGCGGTAGATGCACAGGCGTTCGGCAATGCCGTCACCGTCCTTGTCAATCAACGCATACTCAATGCGCAGCCAGCCTTCGGCCATCGCGTCATCGTTGCCATCGTCGTCGTTGAAGTGGTTTTCAATCGGCGCGGAGTTGTCCACGTTGTTGATGCGGGACTGGTAGCTGCTACCGTTGTAGTCAATGTTGTCACTAGCGCGCAGGTCTTGCGGCGTGACATCCTTGAAGCCCATCATCTTGATTTCCGACAGCGTGACGCGCATCAGGCGGCAGACGTACGGGCAATCTTGCAACAGTGGCGAAGTCCAATCGCGCATCACCAGCAGCAGGTCAGGGCTGAATGCTTCCACCTTGACGATGGATTTAGTCTCAGTCTTCTTAATGCGCCCGTTGTAGACCATCATTGTCTCGCCCGTCATCGGGTCGAGGTGCGGCTGGCCTTGCTCGTCCAGCATCGGCGCTGGGTTGGCCTGCTCGATTTCAGCGTCTTCTTCTTGCAGCATCATGGCCAGCATTTCTGTTGACGCGCCCTTGAACGGCACGGAGGACACGGTTTCAATGTTCTCTTTGCGCCACATCACGGCGCAATTTTTGACCGTCAACATGTCCTTAATGGCGGTGTAGAGCACCAGAAAGCCGTTGTTTTGCTTGTAGAAAACGTAGTTACAGGTGTCGGTTGCCTGCTCTGCGCCGTCTACGTCTTTAGCGGTGTTCGGCTCAAAGCTAACGGCCTTGTCGGTGGCGGTGAAGGTCTTGAGCAGCGCCGGAAGAATCCACTCGACAGAATCTTGAATGTCGGAGGCGACAACCTGCGATTCACCCTCAACTTCATTTCCGTAGGGGAGTCGATGGTATTCGCGCATGGCCAATTCACGCTCAGTGCCGAGCTGACCGTGGACGTAATGCGACGCGGCATTCTCATTGCGCTTGAGAATGTTGATTACATCTTCGTCATCCATTTTTTCAGCCATCAATTCGTCCTTTTGGCTATTGCCTTGCAACGATTGTCTGAAGTGGTAAAGGCTAAGCCAGAAACCTACTAGTGCGGTACGCAATGGGTTTAACACTGCCAGAACTGTTGCCCAGAGCGTCAGCAACGATACAGGTATAACGCATCGCGTCACAGTTGCTCACCAAAACGCCATTGGCAATGTAGCAATGATGGTGAGCCACAGTCAGGTCATAAACTGGTCTTATCGCTTCCTCGCCTTCTATTCGCCTTAGCTTTGCAATTCTGATGGCAGAACTTTGACCTTGTTGGATACGGAGTTTCGTAAGACTTGCCGCATTCTGTGCAGCTTTTAACGTGCATTTTCCGATTCGCCCAAGTTGCGATGCCGTTCTTACTATGCCATTCCAAACCCTCAGGGCTTGAGTGCCATGCTTTTGCTTTATGGTTAACGCCTGCAAGTTGTCTCTTGTTTGCGTCACTTCCGACCCACGGATTTGTTTCTCCGTGGTGGGTGCTGTGGTCGCTTGCTGTGAGTAATTCCAAGTTGGATATGTGGTTGTTGGATTTGTCGCCATCGACATGATGGACATGAAGTCCTGCGCCGATAGTCCCGTTGTGATGCTCCCATACATACCTGTGCATGGTGATACCGCCATACTTGCCATGGTCGGCTTTGTAGTAGCCCTCTGGCTTGAAGTAGAAGCGAATCCCATCAAACTCCTGAACAGGGTGCACACGCCCTCTAACTGACCGCTTAATGATCCAGTTTTCTGGGTTGATGTTGCACATATCCCCATCGACGCATTCAACCTTTGCCCTGATATGAGGTTCGCCGTGGATTGCGCGATATATCTCAAGGTGCAGTAGACGCTGAGTGCCGCCGACTTGACTGCCGTAAATGCCGCGAGTAGGCCAAAGCCAGTATCTCTCGCCACGAAACTCTCGATAAGAGCGTCCCGATACCCCGCAGATTTGATTGCTTGAAACGGTAAGCATGGTGCTGACTCCATAGTGAATATGGAATCATTGTATCTCAATGTATCAGCAGACACAACACCTCTTGTCGTGAATATTGGGTGTTCTGGTGTGGCAAGCAAAACAACCCCGTTATCCATAGTTATCTCAACAATCTCGGTAGCTATCTTTGTCATCCCGCTGTTTGTTACTTGAGCAAAACCTGCTGGTGTTTCCACCATGTCACCAACAACCACATCACGGATTGGGACTAGGCCGCGCAAAGTGGTGATAAGTGCTCCACCATCCAAGCATCCGTGACTGAACTCATCGTGTAAAGCCGAACCCGCTTCATTCGTCTGCTTGTTGATGTGCCTACGGTATCTTTTAAGACACTCAATCAACCGCGCAGCTTTGGTTTTGTCAAAGTAAACCCGGCTAAACGTCATCCTCGCGGCCTTGATTCCCTCCTCAATGCCCATATTCGGCGTTTGCTCAACGTTACAGCCAAGTGCCTCAAGAATCTCCTGTGCGCTCTTGCCAGTCTTGTAATCCTTGTGGAAACCGTCATGGGGTAAGTAATGAACGCCCCAGTTCAGATTCATGTTCTTGAGCTGCATGGCGTAATCAGCGAGAGTCCGGTGACTGTCCTCGATGTAGTCAACAATGCGTAGCTCACTTGCACTGCGCTGGACAAGGATGATTGACATTGAATCGTTCCAACCCAAATCCCATACAGCATGAGTCTTGAGCATGATGTCGTTGGGTACGTCACGGATGCGGCCTTCACGTTCTGCGCTAGCTACTTCCTCGAAATAGATTGCCCCGGTCACAGCTGGCAAGCACTCGCCTTCCCATGTGTTTCGGTACTCTTCGACTCTCATGGTCTTTTCAGCGTGCTCCCGCTCTGCCTTGAGTACGTCAGGGAAGTAGGGATTGTCTGACCAGTTCATAAGCACCGACACACAACCACTAGGCGGCTTTGTCACAAACATTTGGTGCGTTGGGTCGCTTTCCAACTCAGGGTTATAGGTCACCCATATTTCAGACTTTTCTTTGCGAATTGTCGGGATTAGCGTCTTCCACGACTTGGCACTGATAGCCTGCGCTTCCTCACACCAGCAGATGTCCACACCTTCAAACGACTTGAGCGCCGTGGCTGTAATGTCGGACAAGCCACTAAAGAATATTTGTGAGCCGTGCGGGCCGCGTATCTCGGTGTTTAGTATTTCAAACGCATCGGTCAAGCCCATCGCCTCGATCTGGTCGCTCAATAGCTGATGCACCGACTGCTGGATAGATTTTTGAATCTCGCGGGTGCAGAGAATGCGGGTTTGCTGCTTGGTGCAGCGCAGTATCAATGCCCTGGCGAACCCCCACGACTTACCAGAACCCCTGCCGCCCCTGGCCACCTTGTAACGCGATGGCTTAAACAGGAACTGGAGCGCCTTAGGAAAGCGCAAGTCCAGCTTAGTCAAAGTGGACATTGACTTCAAACTTCCCGGCGACCTCATGCTTAGTCGGCGCGAGGAAACCGTGCATCGCGTTCAATTCCTTGATTGCAGAGACTTTCTCGCTTGCCCTTGCCTCCTCATCCCTTGCTATGTCTGCAAGCGTCTGAACGCTGTCTAGGCGGCTCCAAATAGCTGCTAATGCAATGGCATCCTTGAGTTCGCCCACCCTTGATGAAATATTGATGTCTCTTGCCAAAGTGCTGGCAAGTTCAATAATGCTTTTGTCGGTGCTGTTCTTACAGTCATAAGACGAGCGGTAAGCGTCGGCCTGTGTCATGCCACCCGCTACAGCTTGCGCGAATGCTTCTTGTTTAGCGGTTAGTGCCATAGGCGAGTTCTTTCGAGTATTCGCTGAATAAAAAACACCCATACCTCTCAGAATGGGCAAAGAAGCGGCAACTGCTTGTCACTTCATGGAGATGTGTTAATTGTCCTAAGTGGTAAAGGGTATCTAATACCGCACGTTAAATATCGAACTAACACCCAGCAGGCACGGTGCTACCTTGCGAATCTTGCCCGGTAGCAAGTACACCGAACGCCCCTCCTTGTCAACATCCCTTACCACCGCACCAATAAAAGTTAGATTCCACAATGCGCTGTTGACTTGTCCCGGATTGAGCTTTGTCTCACTGGTAATTTCATGCCGATATTGGTAACCCTGCTCTACTGCCAGTAAAACCACCCTCATGGTTGACATAGGGCGGCTGAACTTCACGGGTTGACCTTTTTTCAGCATTTATTGCGCCCTAGTTAGTTTCTGCACCCGATACCAAATGACCGACTGGCTGACCCCAAAGCGCTGGGCAATGTCGCGCTGGCTTACACCTTGGCTGATAAACGTCATCACCCTTTTTCCGTCAATGTTTACCTCTGGACTGCCCGCACCAAGTCTTTTGCCGCCGTGTGTCATCGCATCGCCCTGTCCGTACGGTTTCCCGCGTAAATGTTGGCTTTCTCGGCCTCTATCCGTGCCTGTGCCGCTACCATCAGCCAGCGGGTGCGCTCCCTTTGCTCTACTGCCGCCTGGAGTGCTAGGAGGTGCTGCACATATTTGGAATCTGCGTAGGCTTCGCGCTCTTGCGCGGCGGTGGTTTTGTGGCCTTGCAGCTCAAAGTCTTTCATCAACTGCGCTTTAACGGTTTTTCTTAGCTCGGTCATGTAGACGAGCTGCGCCTCGGCTACTGCATAGTTGCCTGCGTTGTCGCGTAGGTAGTCAACGGCTCTGTCCAGTTTTGATTCTTGTTGCTCATTCATGCGCATAACTCCCGTGCATTGTTTATGCGCTTTGCTTCGGCGTTGTAGTAGCGGGATAGCTCAATCAAGCCCTCATGGGTGTACTTACGCAGCGTGTGGTCGCGCTCGATAAGCTCTACACTGTGCGGGCCGATGCGCTCAATTAATCCTGCCCTGTACGCAACGTGGTTGCCGGCCAAATGGCGGTTGCAGTGCTTACACTGTCCGTGGGCGTTGTCCTCGACGAATCGCATGTGTACCGCGCTACCGACTGAGCGGTAATGCCCACAATCGAACGCACCGCCCACCGTAGCGGCCTGTAGTGGCTTACCGCACGATATGCAGGGCTTGCCAGCGTCACGGGCGCGGATGAAGGCGTTAAAGGCGGTCTGCGCCTTCTTGACCAGCTCAGGTTTACCGCGCATGTCGTCCAGCTTGGCCTTTGTCTCGCGCTTGTCTTTGATCGCCGCAACCTTTTCAGCCTTGGCGCGTTTTATTTGACTTAGATCAGCAGCGCATACCCAATCACAAACGACTTGCATCGGCTTTGATGGTGTGAAAGCGATTAGGCACACCTTGCAGGTTTTGGGTTTGATGGTGAACGTCATTCACTCGCCCCCGAGCAGTCTGTAGGCGGTTGCGGCTTGCAGCGGGACTTGGGCGTTACCCAATCCTTTGAGACGGTGAACCCTATTGGGAATCCCATCAGATATTCGACCCACGTT